GATCCATGGTCGAGCTCAGGTCGAGCGCACCATAACACAATCGACCATCGAGATCAGGTCGAGGGCTGCGGCATGCGTCCCATGTCTCGGGTGCGATCCATCGTGTGATTGTGTCGGTCCACTCGCAGAGATGAAGACGGCGAAATGCTAGCTCACGAGCAGGGCTCTGCGCTGCGTCGAGCGCTGCTTGGTGCATGTAATCAGGCAGCACAGATACGCCATAGCCGGGATTTGCGGCTCGCCATGTAGACTCATCTCGCCATGATGCCCCATCTGGCGCTCGATACAGAACGGGCAAGAAACTGTGATCGACCAGTGAGCCATCAGCGACTGACCGAGCATGCTGGTGCATCTCGTAACAGAGCGAGTTGCGATCGTGCCCTGCCGTCGTGATCGCCACGGTGAGCGGCTGCCTGCGTGAGCCTACGCTTGTCGTCAGCACATCCCAGAGCTCACGATTAGGCTGAGCGTGCAATTCATCAAATATGATGCCGCTACAGTTAAAGCCGTGCTTGGTGTGAGCATCTGCCGAGATTGCTCGATATCTGCTACCGTTCTTGGTTACGATCTCTTTGCGCAGCACAGTGCATCTCGAGGCAAGCATTGGGCTAGCCTGCACCATAGATGAGGCAATATCGAACACGATGGATGCCTGCTCACGATCGGCGGCTGCCGACACGATCTCAGCGCCCTTCTCACCATCGGCCATCAGCAGGTAGAGTGCTATGCCTGCGCAGAGCGTGCTCTTGCCATTTTTTCGCGGGATCTCGATGTAGCTGGTGCGGTATTGGCGCAGGCCATCGGCACGGAGAGTGCCGAACAATGGCTCGATGATGTCTCGATACTGCCAGTCGGCCAGCAAGAGCGGACGGCCTGCGTCCGCTCCTTTAACGTGAGTCAGGCAGGTGCGGAAAAACAGCTCGACGTTGCGCGCGGCTAGCTGCCCAGGAGTTTGAGTATCGGGTTGTCGTCTGGCACGCTGGCGCTTGTCACCTGCTGCTCTGCGGGCAGGCGTGTGCTCGATCGTGTGCGCGGCATCAGGTTGAGCGAGATCAGCATCGACTGGATTCGCGACTCGCTTCGCCCGAGCTCTGCGTACGCTGGGTGTAGAGCTGGCCCGTTTTCTCGATCGATCATCGGGCTCGGTAGCTGATCGATCAGGTCGCGCAGGATCTGCGCTCTCGCCAGCATTTTTGCCGCCATCGTTACCGCTGCGAGATCTGACGCTCCGCCCGTCCCCACGTGCGCCATCGCCTCGACTAGCCATTTGTACTGCACCATTTCTAATTTAGACAAACCGAGTGGCTTATCTGGTAGCGGCCCGCCTGCTCGTAGCCATGAGGTGCGATCGACTGGCTTGCGACCACGCTTAGCCATTGTGATATCTCCACTTATACCCAAAATATCCAGAGATCCTAGGCAAAAACACGTTCAGGGTCCGCGAACGGTCTTCCTCCCTAAAAAGGGGGTTTTTTGACCCCCCCTTGGCATTTTTTTTGATCAAAAAAAATCAGCCTGAAATTTTCTTCAACAAAATCTGAAGCGCAAATTTCAGGATAATTCCCACGACAAACGGGCTGACGCCTGCAATCGGATGACCTTCATCTTCAGTGCCAGCGATGACAGACTCGATCGCAGTAATCGCATCGTCGTCGCTGGTCTCGTCTGGCACAGAGCCAGCGACATTGTCGGCAGGCACAAACGTCTGGCCGAAATAGACGACGACCTCAATCAAGGCGTCGAACACGGGCTTGCCCCATGGCGTCTGGCCACGAGCAAAGCTTAGCAAAGTCACGAGAGCGTTAGTCGGAAACATGATCACCTCCTAATTACGCATACTTAACAAGACGCCACCCAGCAGCACCCGATCCATTATCAGTCGAATCGTAAACCAAATCAGCCCACTCGTTCACCGTCAGCGATGTGTGGTTGCCAGCGTGCATGTAAATTCTGTTAGCCGCTGCACTGCCGGTGTCATTATGCTTGAGCGTCACCGTTGCCGTGCCCACACTCACGAGCCTGATCATGCGACCATCGACATGAGAGCCGCCAGTCGGGGGAGCGATGCCGGTAATGTCAGATGCTGTTGTGCAGTTTAAGCGTTGGAATGCGGAGCCAGTGAGCACATAATCATTTTGGTTAGCTGTGATTGCTGCTGGTGTCGAGGATGCGAACACCAGAGACCCTTCAGTCTTTATGTATCGAGTCGCGTAAAAATGCTGCTGCACCGTGGACGAGTTGCCGATGACGACTGTATTTGCACCCTCGCCAATAGCTTCATACCCAACGACAATACTGTTAGAATCTGAGTTACTAAAACCTCTTGCTAAATTACCAATGTAAATACTATTTGCTGCCGTAGTTAATGCTGTAGATCCGTTTGCTTGATATCGTCCAGTTTGCGCACCTATGGCAACTGTATTGCTTCCGGTAGTGTTCCCGGCTAATGCTAAAAATCCTAGAGCTGTATTGTCGCTACCTGACGTAGTAGCCAAAGCTGAGTTGGTGCCAAAAAAGCTATTTGAATTGCCTTTATTTGCGCTGCCAGAGGATCTACCGACACATGTGTTATTGCTGCCGTCAGTGCATGACAGGTTTGCAGCAAATCCTATGCCCGTGTTAGCAGTGCCTGTAGTTAATGCTTGAATAGCCGACGCTCCAACGCCTACGTTGAGAGTACCTGTAGTTATTGCTTTGCCAGCATTATCTCCGACAGCCACATTTTGGTATCCACTTGTTACCGCTGCCAAAGCAGATACGCCCACCGCAGTATTTGTTGCCACCCCACTGGCACCACGTCCCACGGTCAATGTGTCGATCACTACCTTGCCCGGCCCGCCCGTGGTAGCCTGCGCTCCTGGTGTGATCGTGATGCTACCACCAGCACCCGACGTTACCCCGTCAGCGGCCTTGATCGTGATACTTGCCCCAGCACCAGCCGATGCGCTATTAGGCTGGCTCAGCCCCTCAGCGACGACGGCAGCAACGGTTGCTCTGCCACTAGGTCCACCCGATGGCGTAACGGGTAGCAGGTCTGTATCTGCTACGGTGCGCGCGTCTAGTTCATCGATTCGTTTGCTTGCCATTGCCTACCTCATTACTGCCAGATTATGTAATCTGTTGAGCCGTTGAATATCAAAAAGTCAGTCGCACCCTGCCAGAGCAGGCCATCGATTGGGCCGTCTGTGCTGATGACAAACGATCTGTCAATTGACAGACCGATGCTCAGGCTAATCACAGGACACCGGCGGCAGTGGCCAGACGGGTGAGCGTGGCGATGATGTCTGACATGGTCGAGGCGACATCGGCATCGCTGGCGGCGAGCGACCACACATTAGCGATGTGATAGTTACGCCGCTCTGAGCCGAGCACCCATCCAGTCGGGCTTGCTGCGTCGCGTCGAGCTGATCTGAACCATGCCTCAGCGGTGAGTGGCTGCTCGATGCCATCGCCAGAGAATACTAGCGACTCGACGACCCATAGCGGGTACGTCTGCGCTGGCACGGCTGGCGTGACGATTGGTGTGCTGGCTGGGATGTCTGCCATCTTCGATACTCCTAGTAGAGATTGACGATCGAGGTTGCGGTGGTCGATGTGCTGAGTACGTGAGTCACGCGAATAGGTAGCACTGTGCCAGCGGGCACAGCGATAAACGTCACGTTGCCTCCACCCTGCATCGTAACCGATAGATTGCCTGCGCCACCCACGTAGAGTGCACGGCTGACGTAGGTCACGGGTGCTGTATCACTTGGTGTCACCGCGAGAGCGTCGTTAGCTGGCGAGGTCATCCCCTCGATAAGCAGCATCTGCTGATCGATTGCGCCTGCGGTGGTGGTCGTGGTCGTGGTCGTGGTCGTTGTTGGCGCTGCTGTGGTCGTGGTTGTGGACATCGTGATCCTCCTATTTTCTCAGTCTACTATATAGATCAGGCCGTGCGCAATTGTTCCAGTGCAGTTTTTCGACTATGGCACGAGTGGCACAGCGGCTGGAGATTGGCGCGGTCGTTTGTGCCACCACGACTCAGCGGTGTGATGTGATCTACCTGCGATGCCGCGCCACCGCATGCTCGGCACATCGGCTCCTCGCGTAGCACCATGAGACGCCATCTCGCCCAGGTGCGATCGTACCCTCTCGCGGCTGCGCATGGTCGTGTCTCTGGCGCTCGATTGGGCTTGGGCAGGTGGTGTCGTGCTGGTCGATGATTCGGGATGCGGTCGGCCATTAGCGTCTCTCCTACTCCCGCCAGCCCAAAGACCCCATAGGCGATAGCCGTATGGGGTTTTGGGTGGCGGCGCCTACCCTTATAGTACTCGTGCGCGCGCGCTCTTTGTATTTGTATTTATGTATTTGTATT